TTGCATTATTGGTGGTATCAGACTGTTTACCACAGAGTTTAAAGTCGTCGCTAACCACACCCCAGCCACCACGTCCAGGATTTCCGAGACAACTTCCATCAGTGTAAATTTCATACATGAATGTTTATCACGGCTTATCCTTATACTCCGAAGCCTTCTTGGGAGTCAAACCACAATGGTCTCTATTCTGATACACAGAATTGATAGACGTTGAAATTTCGTTACATGTCTTCAATGACCAGCGTCCCAGAAGAGGTTTATCCACTTTCTTGAACATTATCTAGAATGAGGGGCTTATATTTAAGTAACCGCCTCGATCGACGCAAGGGTGGCGGCCTAGTAAGTTCTTCGAATCTATGAACATACTTTGTAAATCTGTGGTCATTTTTACCCTCTTTCGCCTTATTATAACAGGTCTGAATGAGTTTCTTATCATCCTTTCCCTGTGTGAGAAGATGGTAATACCTGAGTGTGACCTCAAACATAGACAGTGCCATATCAAGGTTATTTTCTACAGTGCGTAACATCATAGCCAAAGTAGTAATCAGATCGGTACGTGAAAAGATTTGTATATTTAATCAATGCGATTACTCTTTATGAGGTTTTCGTGTGAGGGAAGTAATTGAAGATTTGTGTAATGAAAACACTTTCTCTGTTGTTCCTCATCTGACATATCAAATGACGAACATGGAATAATGTGATCTATGTGAGCATTTGTATAATCTTTACCTTCAACCTTTGTACTTTCTAAATACTTTTTCAAAAAGTTGCCATCACATCCAAGTAGTGCAGTTGTCTTATCTGATTTGGCTTCTCTTCCATTGAATGCGTGCCACATTCTTTTACGACACAACTCAAGGTAATACGAGGGTGTCTTGTTTTCTTTGGCGCTTTTGCGTCTTTCTGGACGACATTTGGTGTTTGATTTTGAACATTCATCAAGTACCCTTTTTCGATATTCTTCATCGTTATCATAACGCTCACGTCTTTTTTCGTTTATAGTGTCGGCGTTTTCTCTTCGGTATTTGTTAACACGCTCTTTTATTTGTTCTTTATTTGCTTCGTAACGATGTTTATTCTTTTCACTCAATTTTTCTTTGTTATCCTGACCATATTTCTTAAGATATTCCTTTTTACAAACTATACATTGATTCAAGTGACCGTCTTTCATTAGTTTGTGTTTTCCAAAGTGATCGAGTGACTTCTTTTCGTGACAATGTGTACACACTTTCTCCATCTATGAGATGTACTGAAAATATTTTTTTAGTTGTAAAACACAAAACAAAATATTAAGATAATTGAGATATCTTAATATTTGGGTTAATGATTTTTTATACTAAAATGCAGTGAGCATCTTAGTTGGTGTAGCCATAGCTTTCTTAGTTGGAGAAAGCACGGTTAATCCCAAAGGTTTCCCAATGGGCCAGATCGTACCTTAAGCAGTATCAGAGTGACTAACTCTTCATTTACCACCGACACCTTAGCGATCGTTGAAACGGAATCATATTCTTGTCATATCGAACTTAGATTCTCGCCTGCGGATTATCCAATCTCAAACCTTTTTACCATCGGGTTCGGCAATTAACCGAGATCCCCTCATGAGTTTCCAAATGAGGGTGGTAGTTTGAGCTCTAAGGAACTTCCCGCAACCAGGATGTCTTGCCTGCACAAACAGACTAGCAGGACAAACGCTTTTAACGCCTGCTCTTTGGCCCTGATCTTAACTCCATTACGAGCTAAAGCTAAGGCCACCCATACCCGACTGGATGCGGAGGACGTTGTAGTTGGTCGCGAACATGTTGAGCGAGGTCGCGGCACCGGTACCCATGGACTCCTTGATCTTGATGGCAACCTGGGCGTTGTCGATGCGGGAGAAGTTGCACGTGCCGGTAGGCTGGTGCTCCTCGGGCTTGAGAGCGAAGGAGTAAGAGTAGATGCCGGGCATGGGGCAACCGGAGTGGTGGTTGTACGCCTGGACCTGGTTGAAGTACTTACCGGACTGCTCCTTGAAGCGGTCCTGGCCGTTGAGAACGAGCTTGAAAGTCTCGACGGGGCCGACGGCGGCACCCGCGGAGCCAGCACCCTCCTCGATGAGGCGGAGGGAACCCTCGGAGGCGAAGAGGGGAACACCGGTCGCCTGGGTGAGGGGCACGAAGCAGTTGGAGTTGGCGGGATCCGTGGGATCGGAGTTGAGGACAACATCAGTCTCCGCAACGTTGGAGGTGAAGTTCCAAAGCTTGGCGTTGGAAGAAGAGGCGGGGGCGGCGGCCCATACGAGCTCCTTGATGGGGTGGTTGTACGAGAGGCGGACCTGCTTGGTCTCACCCGCGGCGATGGAGTCGACACCAGTGTGCTGCACCTGCTCGATCAGGTACTCGTGACCCTTCTGGGCGAAGCGGCGACGCTCCTCGGTGTCGAGGTACACGTAGTTACCCCAGACCTTGAAGGTGTTGGTGTTGAAGTACGCCTCGAACTCGTCGGTCAGATCGAAATCGATGCGGACCTCGTGGTACTGGAGAGCGATGAGGGGAAGGTAGAGACCGGGGTTGCGGTTGAAGAAGAAGATCAAGGGGAGGAACACCTGGCCCTTACCCGAGGTCATCTTACCCCAGTTAGCCTTCTTGGACTCGTCGAGGTAGAGCTCGGAGTACATGCGCCACCAACGCTGGTAGTGCTTGTCGATACGCTGACCACCGATGGAAAGCTCGGCAGTCTTGATCGCACGCTCGGCGACCCAGTTGCAGTCAGGAGCTTCACCGGTGACGGTGAGGAGGGTAGACTTGGAGGTGAGCTCGGCGTACATGTCACCGATGAGATCACCGTTGCGGGCAACAGTCACGGAGATGCGGCCGTTGTTGGAGGGGTTACCGTTCGTCGTCTGCTCGATGTTCTCCATCGCGAAGTTGGTGTGACGCTTGTACACAGCCTGGAAGAAGGTTACCTTGGGGTTGCCAGTCAGGTATACATCCTGGGCACCATAAGCTACGAGTTGCATGAGACCACCGGCCATTATGAGAGTTTTGTACTATATAGTAAGATTTTAATTTGGCCTGATACCGCACGTCGCGAAAAATAGACACTGGTCTTTTCTATGTATACCACAAATGACCACCTACCCCGACGAGATTTCTGAGAATCCCGAAGAAGGAGAGATTCTTCCAGGGGAGGAGGAAGATGAAGAGATGTTCATGGACGAAGAGGATGTTGGCATCGATCTTGTCGACGTTCTCACAACCCCCGAAGGTGATACTGTATGCAGTGCCCTGGTATCCCTGGTACAGCAAGTACAGACACAAAATAAAATCCTGATAAAGATTCTTGGCAAGCTAGCTTAAAAAATAGAAGCGAGTATTAGTAAATCGAGGGATGAAAGACACCCACTACATATCCGAAGATGCAGACCAACTTCAATCGAATATGGAGATACTTAAAAATTCAGTTCAGTCTTTAGATTCTGATCGACTCTTGGAACTTCTCGAGGAACAGGAAAAGGAATGGGAGATGGACAATACAAACAATACATCTGTTCCGACCGAGCTGGGATACAAGCGTTTTTTCAGACCCGAAGAGATTAACCCAGCGACGGGCAAACCATTCCGTATCGACATGGATCACATTTCGGCGTCGCATCGGCGTGTGATTACCCTGATGGGACACATGTATCACCGAGCGGCAGCCCTCGAAATTTCGGAATATGAACCAAACGATGATGGTCTGAAGGTTTCAGTTCGTATCAATCGCGTCATCGAACAGATAGATGATGCTTTTCAGATTGTCTTTCGTCACGCGAGAATGTATGAACGAATCAATAACCCGACATGCATTCCCGTGAATCCCGATTCCGATCCCATCTTGTTCAGATGTAACACGATCCAAACGGATACACTCTCACCCTATCAACAGTCTATTCTGGCATTTTTGAATCATACGTACTCGAATAACATCCGTCGCTACAAAGGGTATTGTTGTACACAGATTGTCACCCCAGAAGGGTATGCTACTCGGGCATGGAAGCCCAATAGGACGATCGAGGCGGAGCTGTACATGTTTTCCCAAAAGGAGACGAACCGATTGAACTGGGAGAATCTTACATCTCGTGGTGCAACGATCAGAGACGTCGTTCAACACGTGACGAAGTGTTACGATATGCAGTTTCCCGAGATTACCAAGAATCGTCATGTATGGAGCTTCAAGAATGGAATCTTCGTCGGCAAAGAATGGGTTCCAAGTTTGGGTAAGTTTAGGTCAAACTTTTACAGCTACGAAAGTAAAGAGTATAAGTGCCTTGACGCCACGGTCGTGAGTTGTAAGTATTTCGACCAGATGTTTGAAAGCTATGAACATTTGGATGACTGGTGGGACATCCCGACACCCTACTTTCAGAGTATTCTGGACTACCAAGGGTTTGACAAGGATGTTGCTCGATGGATGTATGTGATGGGTGGTCGACTTTGTTTCGATGTGAACGACCTGGATGGTTGGCAGATTGCGATGTACTGTAAGGGTGTCGCCCGAACGGGAAAATCAACCCTACTGACGAACGTGTTTCAGAAATTCTACGAAGCCGAGGATGTCAAGACGCTGAGCTCCAACTCCGAGAAACAGTTTGGTCTTTCAGCAATCTACGATGGTTTCATGTTCATCGCCCCCGAGTGTAAAACGAACATGAGCCTAAACCAAGCTGAACTTCAGTCGATCATCAGTGGTGAAGATGTTAGTATCGCAATCAAGCACGAAAAGGCCAAGTCTATGAAGTGGACGACACCGGGGTGCATGGCTGGCAACGAACTTCCTGACTATAGAGATGCGTCTGGATCCATTCTACGTCGTCTATTGGTTTTTGATTTCCCGAAGCAGGTGAAGGATAACGATGCCGATCCACACCTCAACAATAAGCTGGCGAATGAGATTCCAGCCATTCTTCTGAAATGTGTCCGTGCCTATGTCGAATACGGACAAAGGTATGCTGACAGGGATGCATGGGCTGTTGTTCCTGCGTACTTCAAGAAGATCCAGAAACAGGTTGCGATGGTGACAAGCTCCCTGACAAACTTCCTCGAGAGTAGTGCCGTCGATAGAGATCCGAAACTCTTCGTGCCCCAGTCGGTGTTTACTCCAGCCTATACGCTCCACTGTACTCAGACACTCAACCTCAGTAAACCCCGCTTCAACCCGGATGCATACGCCGGTCCCTTCAGTTCCTATGGCATTGAGGTGCGTGAAGAAGCGGTGACCTACAAGGGGCGATCCTACAGAAAGCAACCCGTCTTCTATGGTGTCGACGTTATTGACGACAATGAAGAAATCCTAACCAGTGGATACTAAAAAAAATATCGACATCTAGTAATATGAGCCAGAGGATAAAGGAATTTGTCCGTCAGTCTGGTGTCG